AAGAATTAATTGATATTTTAGATAACAAATTATTTGCCCCAGATATTCGTGAAATTTATTTAAGATTAAAAAATAATTGCAACATCTCAAAGGCCGACGTTAAAAAACTTATTGTTTACATAAAAGATAACAATCTATATGACATTGAAGAATAGCCCCAAAAAAAGAGGTCAGCTCAGTCTAGAAGAAGAACAATACATAAGAGACCACCTAGACTCTCAAACCATTGACCAAATAGCAGAAGTACTAAACAGACATTCTGCACCAATATCTAAATATGTAGATTCTTTAAAACTAGCACCATCCTCAGACGATCAGTTACTAAGACAAAAACTAAAAGGCAAAACCTTTTGGCACGAAATTGTTAAACAGTTCGATAAGGAGAGCGGCGAATTAGAATATTTTGAAGATACATGGATAGGTCTTATTAAGCAATTTAGAGAAGACGTTTTACCAGCAGAAGAACTTCAAATTAAACAATTTATCACAATAGATATTCTTATTAACAGAAGCATGAAAGAAAGGAAACGACACATAACGGATACTGAGAAATTACAAAGAATGGTGGACGAATTGTATGCTAAACCAGAAAGCGAAAGAGATACTGCTAAACTGGCTAACCTCGAAACTCAACTATCGTTCGCACGCAACAGTATCGCTAATTATACTAATGAATATACCAAGCTCCTTAATGAACAGCAAAAAATTAGCAAAGATCTTAAAGCTACTCGTGAACAACGAATCAAAAGAATAGAAGATGGAAAAAGTAGCTGGGTCGGATTAATACGCATGTTAGAAGACGAACAAACAAGAGAAAAAGAAGGACGAGAAATGGAAATCTTAAGCATAGCAGTACAAAAAACTAAAAATAAATTAGCAGAATATCACTCTTATGCTGATAATAATGTGGACAGTCCATTACTTAATGCGGAGATTGTACTAGAAAGAGACAAAGACTAATATGAGAACAGCTTTAATCACTGGAATAACAGGACAAGACGGATCTTATTTAGCAGAATTATTATTATCTAAAGATTATAGAGTAATAGGATTATATCGTAGATCTAGCGTTTCTCGTTTTGATAGAATTAATCATATATTAACTCATCCTAATCTGGTTATGGAAGAATTTGATCTTACCGATCCAGCAGGATGTCATCAGCTAATGATCGACTATAAACCAGACGAGATATATAACCTGGCCGCCCAAAGTCATGTTGCCACAAGTTTTCATCAGCCCACAACAACATTTGATATTAATGCTATAGGGGTTCTAAATTTATTAGAATCCATACGAAGACATGCTCCTATGGCTAAGTTTTATCAAGCTAGTACTAGTGAAATGTTTGGTCGCAATTATACAATAGGCGAATTTGGTCAAAAATACCAGAATGAAAATACTCAATTTTTACCACAAAGTCCATACGGAGTAGCTAAAACAGCAGCTCATCAATTAGTCACAGTTTATAGATTATCTTACCATATATATGCATGTTGCGGAATCTTATTTAATCATGAAAGTCCTCGAAGAGGGGAAAATTTTGTAACTCGTAAAATTACCAAATACATAGGACAGCTAATAAATAAAGAAACAACAGCCAAACTTAAATTAGGAAATTTAGACGCCAGCAGAGACTGGGGACATGCTAAAGATTACGTAGAAGCTATGTGGCTTATGTTACAACAACAAAACCCAGAAGACTTTGTTATAGCAACAGGCACAACGTGGACCATTAGAGATTTTCTCAAGCTAGCTTTTGATAGAGTTAACCTTAATTACGAAGATCACATAGAAATAGATCCTGTTCTATTCCGACCAGCAGAAGTAGAGTTCCTAAGAGGTAATGCTTCTAAATCTCAGAATTTACTAGGTTGGGAACCAAAAATTTCCTTTGCAGATCTAGTTAAAGAAATGGTGGAGAAAGATATTGAGAGACTTTAATAATAATCAATATAAACAATGGCGAAAAGCAGTTTATAAAAGAGACAATTTTCATTGTCGTTGGCCAAACTGTTCCATTAAAACTAAATTGAATGCTCATCATATAAAAACTTGGGCAAATTATCCAGCACTAAGATTCACAGTTGAAAATGGTATTACATTGTGTAAATATCATCATAAAATGATAAAAGGTATGGAAGACATTTATGAGGCTATTTTTTTAAAAATACTAGCAGATGATAGACTTCAGTAATTTTCATATTATCGTGGATACTAGAGAACAACAGCCATGGAGCTTTGACAACATGGTTAAGTCGTGTGCCAAACTAGATACAGGGGATTACTCATTAAAGGGATTAGAGCATCTATTATGTATAGAGCGTAAAAAAAGTGTGGGAGAAATTGCTAATAATATAACAGAAAAACGGTTTAAAGATGTAGTAACTCGCATGAGTGCTATTCAACATTCTTTTTTATTATTAGAGTTTAGTTTAGATAACGTATTGAGCTATCCTATTGGATCTAATGTTCCTAAAAAACTATGGGACAAGATTAAAATTTCACCCAAATTTATTTTAAAGCATTTAGTAGAATTACAATTACTATATAATATCAAAGTATTATTCTGTGGAGATGCAGACAATGCAGAAACCATGGCCCTTTCTATCATGAGAAAAATATATGAGCTTGAAGGACAGCCAAAAAAAGATATTTGAGGATGCTTGGTTAGGTCTTGGCGATCTAGATCAAATTGTTATTCCTCAAAATCCAATGATTCACAGAACAGAACATGACATTGAGCATCCTGATCTGCATTTATTAAGACTATTAAGAGATCCAAAATATATCGGATCTACATGTAAGTTACTATTTAATATAGAATTACATCCTATGCAGGTAGCGATTATACAAGAGTTTTGGAATCGTCCATTTCCTATGTATATTGCTAGTCGTGGTTGGGGTAAATCGTTTTTACTAGCTTTATATTCAGTTCTAAGATGTGTTTTTTATCCAGGAACTAAGATAGTTATTGTTGGAGCAGCTTTTAGACAAAGTAAAATTATATTCGAATATATGGAAACTATGTGGCGTAATAGCCCGATTCTAAGATCCATTTTTAACGGAAACGATGATGGTCCTCGTCGAGATGTTGATAGGTGTACGATTCGCTTGGGCGAAAGCTGGACAATAGCTGTCCCTATGGGCGATGGTAGTAAAATTAGAGGATTAAGAGCACATATTATCATAGCAGACGAGTTCGCATCAATTTCACCAGATATTTATGAAACAGTAGTGTCAGGTTTCGCAGCAGTATCAGCAAGTCCTATTCAAAATGTAAAAGAACAAGCTAAACGAGCAGCTATGACAGAAGCTGGACTATGGAACGAAGAGCTAGAAATATTAAACGATAAAATGGGTAATCAGGCTATTGTTGCTGGTACCGCAGATTATGCATTTAAACATTTTGCTAGTTATTGGAGAAGATACAAAGCTATTATTGAAAGTAAGGGAGATATTAGAAAATTAGAAGATATCTTTAAAGGAGAAGTTCCTAGTAATTTTAATTGGAAAGATTATAGTATTATTCGTATTCCATACGAACTTATTCCTAAAGGCTTCATGGATGATAAACAAGTTGCGCGAGCACGAGCCACTATTCATACTGGTATCTATAATATGGAGTATGCTGCTTGTTTTACAGCAGATAGTGACGGATTTTTTAAGCGCAGCTTAATTGAGAATTGTGTTGTGAGCGACACTAGACCAACCGTTATTAATAGCAAAACTATTTTATTCGACGCTGTCACATCAGGAAATACAAATCATCATTATGTATACGGTATTGATCCAGCAAGTGAACAAGATAATTTTAGTATAGTAATACTAGAAGTACATCAAGATCATACTAGAATAGTATATTGTTGGACAACCAATCGTAACAACTTTAAAGAAAGACAAAAAACAGGACTTGTTAAGGATCATGATTTTTATGGATTTTGTGCAAGAAAGATTAGGAATCTTATTAGATCATTTCCTCCTATCAAAATAGGTATGGATGCTCAGGGTGGAGGAGTAGCTATCGAAGAAGCGTTACATGACCCATCAAAATTAGAAGATGGAGAACATCTAATCTGGCCCATCATTGATTACGAGAAACCTAAAGACACAGACAGTCAACCCGGCTTACATTTAATAGAGCTTATACAGTTCGCTAGAGCAGATTGGACAGCACAAGCCAATCATGGATTAAGAAAAGATTTTGAAGATAAAGCTTTACTATTTCCAAGATTTGACCAATTAACCTTGGGACTAGCTCTAGATCAAGAAGGCAAAGATATTATGACAGCAGACTTAAATCCAATTTATGATAGTGTTAGCGAATGCATATTAGAAATAGAAGAGCTTAAAAATGAATTGACCACAATTGTTATGACACAGACTAGTAGCGGATCAGGAGCTAGAGACAGATGGGATACTCCAGAAGTTAAATTGCCTAACGGTAAAAAAGGACGATTAAGAAAAGATAGATATAGTGCTTTAGTTATTGCAAATATGCTAGCTAGACAGATAAACAGAGCATTGCCGAATATTGATTATGAGGTTATTGGAGGAGATCGATCAAAAATAGTTAAGCAGTCAGGGAAAATGTATAAAGGACCAGAATGGTTTACAAGCGGAGCTAATGACGATTTTTATACCGGAATATATAGATAATGTGTAACTAATACTGTAATCTAATTATAATACAATCACAATAAGATAACAAATATGGCCAAAAAATATCCAAAAAGTTCAGCGATTCAAACAGCCTCACCCATAGACGAAAATGCTTATGTTACATGGGGAGAAGATTTACAGAGTAAAACAGATGCTCTTAAAAAATCATCAGAATCTCTTACAGAATACAATATAGTTGAAAAGTCTACTGCTATGAGGAGATATGGATTAGACTATTCTAATCTAGACTCTAATACATCAGGCAGACCAGGATTAACAAGAGCAGACTATGACTTTTTCAGACCATCTGAAGCTACTCCAAGACACATCAAACATATTCTTATCAGAGCAGAGGATATCTATCAAAGAGTAGGTTTGGTCAAAAACGTAATTGATCTTATGGGTGATTTTGCTAGCCAAGGAATAAGATTAGTTCATAAAAATAAAAGAATAGAAAGATTTTACAGACAGTGGTTTAAAAAAGTTAGAGGTAAAGATCGCAGTGAACGATTCTTAAACAATCTATATAAAACCGGAAACATTGTAATAAATAGACAAACAGGAAAATTAAGTATAAAAGCAGCAGAAAAACTATATAAAGCAGTAGCTTCTCCAGATTTACAGATAACAGATATAGATGATCTTCCGGTAGAAAAAAGAGAAATTCCTTGGAAGTATACTTTTATTGATCCAGCGTATGTTGAAGTATCAGCTGGAGCATTATCTTCTTTTGTTCAGAACAAAAGATATGAATTAATTTTACCAGCTAATTTACGTAAACTTATTAATAATCCAAAAACAGAACAAGAGAAAAAAGTAGTGGAAGGTTTACCATTACCAATTATAGAAGCAGCAAAAGCAAGAAAAGCATATCCTTTGGATGCAGAAAAAACTCTTGTATTTCATTACAAAAAAGATGATTGGCAAAGCTGGGCATATCCTATGGTATATTCTATCATGGACGATATTACTGTTATTGAAAAACTAAAGTTAGCAGATATGTCTGCTCTCGACGGAGCTATAAGCAATATTCGTATTTTTAAGCTAGGTAGTCTAGAGCATAAAATTGCTCCCACAAAAGCCGCCGCAGCTAAACTAGCACAGATTTTAGGAAACAATGTTGGAGGAGGAACGATGGATCTTGTCTGGGGTCCAGATATAGAGCTTATAGAATCAAAAACATCTGTTCATCAATTTTTAGGAGAGGGCAAATACATTCCTCACCTTAATTCAGTATATGCTGGTCTTGGAATTCCTCCTACATTAACAGGAACCTTCGGAGCAGCAGGAACAACAAATAACTTTATTTCTCTCAAAACATTAACCCAAAGATTACAATATGGTAGAGATATCCTTACAGAATTTTGGGATAAAGAAATAGCATTAATACAAAAAGCTATGGGTTTTAGATATCCAGCTAAAGTAGAATTTGATAGAATGGATCTTAGTAATGAAGATGCAGAGAAAGCACTATTAGTACAGCTTGCAGATAGAAATCTTATTAGCGATGAACTATTACAAACACGTTTTGGGTTTGATCCAGATATGGAAAAATCTAGACTCAATAGAGAACAAAGAGACAGAACTGGTGAAAGAATGGTAAACAAAGCAGGCCCGTGGTATGATCCGACACCAGATAATAGTTTAAAGAAAATAGCATTACAAACAGGAGTAGCCTCTCCATCTCAAGTGGGTTTGGAACTAGAAAAGAAGAAAACTGGAGAAAAAACAGCACTTGAAATGAAGCAAGCTCTTTCACCAACGAAGTTGGCAAAAGATTCGCCAGAATCTTTGCCGGGTGAACCTCAACAAGGCAGACCAAAACTTTCCAAGGATTCATCCCCCAGAAAAACAAAAACTTTTACCCCACAAAAAGGCGCAGCAATCTCCTTGTGGGCATCTGAAGCACAAGATAAAATTGGCGAAATTATCAATCCTATTTTATTAGATTTTTATAATAAGAAAAACCTAAGAAGTTTGTCTAACGAGCAAGCACGAGAACTAGAAAGCACAAAAACGCAAATTCTATTCAACTTACAACCTTTCTGCATAATTGATTCTGACAAAATTATAGCCGAATTAAATAATTTATTAGTAAAAAACAATAATTTTATAGACCATTATAGTGTATGGTTAAGACAGCTAGCGTCACAATTAAACAGAGATTTAACTGTAGAAGACCAAAAACAGGCTAAAGCATCGTTTTATTCTATGCTTTATCCATCAACATAAGAAAGTAATTTATGCAAATTTTTGCAGCAGAAATTCATGATGGTATTGCTGAGAAAATATGTGCTTCTGCTTCGGTTTCTTATGCTTCCTTAGCGGAACCTTGTGAAGTTTCTAAAAGCAATAAACTTAAAAATAAAACCATAGCATCATTACATGACAATGATTTGTACTATGTTCAGTCTATTTTAGTAAGTTCTGCATGGAATAAAAATGACGATATTTTTCATAAAACAGAAGTATGGAATGCTCGTAATACACCGGAAGACAAACCAACAAATTTAGAGCATAATGAAAATTTAATCATAGGACATATTACTTCTAATTGGCCTATCGATGACGATGGATCTCCAATTAATAATATTATTGATATTAATGACTTACCAGATAAATTTCATATTTTAACTGGATCTGTAATTTATAGAGCTTTCAGTAATCCAGATCTTAAAGCTAGAGCAGAAAATTTGATTAATGAGATCGAATCTGGGAAAAAATACGTTAGCATGGAATGCTATTTCAAAGGTTTCGATTATGGACTAATTAATAAAGAAACTGCAGAGTATAAAATATTAGCAAGAAATGAAGACACTGCTTATCTAACAAAATATTTAAGAGCTTATGGAGGTCAGGGTGAACACTCTAACTACAAAATTGGCAGAGTATTAAGAGATATTACTTTTTCAGGTAAAGGTTTTGTTGACAAACCAGCTAATCCAGATAGTATAATCTTTACCAGAGATGTAGTAAATAAATTATTGGAACAAAAAAATGACGATTTATCGAATTCAGGTGTATTAGTAAACGAACCCCAATTAAATGCGGAGAATATCACTATGAGTGCAGCTGTAGAAACAAATACCGATCTTAATGTGCCTGAAGCTCATGCACTTGCTTCGGACACTCCACTATCCAATGAAACACTAGAGGCAGCTATGAAAAATAAAGATGCTGAATTAGTTAAGAAAGAAGAAGAGATGAAAAAGATGAAAGCTGAGTTTGACGAAGCTCTAGCTGCCACAAAGAACGAAGTAGAGATCACAGTTGCAGAACTACAAACAGCTCTTACAGACAAGCAAACAGAACTTGATACTGTTAAAGCAGAACTCAACGCAGCTAATGAAGTCATTGCAGCTTACAAGGATAAAGAAGCTGAAATGATGAAGAAAGAAAAAATGATGAAGCGTAAAGCAGCTTTAGTAGAAGCCGGTCTCGACGAAGAGTCCGTTGCTTCAACATTAGAAAAATTCGAAAATATCGACGATACTGCATTTGAAACTATGACTAGTCTTTTTGCTGGTATGAAAGTTAAAAAGGCTGAAATGATGATGGAAACACCAAAAAAGAAACCAGCAAAAGCTGAAGATGTTGTTGATGCCTTAGAAGAAGTAGAAACAACAGAGACAGTTGAGCTAGGCGTTGGTGGAGAAGCAGAATCAACTGTTTCAAATACTCGTGCAGAACTTGTTGAATTTGTTTGTGCTAGACTAGGTAAAAATCTTAATAAGGGAGAATAACTCATGGCTCTTAAACCAGATCGTATCGAATTACTAACAGATATTTCATTTTTCATGAACACCACT